TACTTGTTGAAACACATGAGCCAGATTTTGATAAACCAGAAAATGATGAGTTGCATGACAAACTTCGAGATGAATACGATTTTATACAAGGAACACATTCTTACGAAATATATAAAGGTCAAGATTTAGAGCCTTTTTTTTCAGATTATCACGATATTTGGAGTGTTGACCAAGCAATATTATTAGCTAACCAAGATATACCTTATTATAAAGAGTTATATTTAGCAGAACTAAAAAAACAAACAGGAGGAGTCTGATGAATGATTTACAACAAAAAAGACAAATGCTACTAAAAAACAAAGTAGTGAATGGAGTCAAAATACCACCACACTTGCAATATCTAAGCAGACAAAAGCTGTTGGCTTTGATGTATATATTTAGAGCAAGAACATGATTGCAGAAATATTTATTGTAGTGATGTTTATCATTTTGTATGTAGCAAGCAACGGAAGTGATTAAATATCGAATTAAAATTGTCTCCTATGACCCTGAGAAATATGACCTACTGCGTTATGCCGACCATGACAAAGTAGGTTTCTCAGTTGGTTATTTAGTTTACAAAGACAACAAACTTATCAAAACCTCTTGGCACACTTCTAAGCGTCAATTGTTTAAGTCTATAGACAAACTATTGAATAAATCAGATTCTTAGCCTATAATCGCCACAAGGCTTTTCTGACTATATAAAAATTCCGATTTGCATATAATTACTCCAATCCGTTGGGAGAGCCTTCTTGTTCTTCTGTTATCTCGTCCAAAACTTCACTATTTTTTTCTTTTTCTGTTTGCTGGTCTTCTTCCAGGTCTGGGGATTCTAATGCACTATCCACAATTTCATTGCCCATCAATTGTTTCAATCTATTTTCTACTTCTTCCCGACTCATTTGGTCTATCTTCCCGAACATAACTTCTTTTCTGTCTACGATTAATCCCCCGACTTTAAGCAAACTATTCTGGGCTGATATTGCAGCGTTAAATGAGCCAGCTTCCATAGCCTTGTCCCGAATGTCATATAAATCCTGGACTGCCCTGTCATAGTTCAATTCATACTTCTTCTTAGCCTCATTCATCAAATAATTGTATTCTTTGCGAATGATAGGATTGTTCATAAGTTTATTAGCCATTTGGCGTGGACTTGTGTATCCAGCTTTATAGGCCGATTCTACGAGTGATAGTCTTGGATTGTTAACTGCTATCCAAATGAAGTTTCTTTGCCTACGATTGAGTTTTTCGTCTAGATTGCAATATTCAATTGGAGCTTCTTCGTCTGAAGATAAGATAGGTTCATATTCTAATTTATTCTTTCTATGTCCCATGTTCGCATATTAGAGCAGGCGTTAGCTTTAATACTAGCTACCCCCACTTTACCTAAAGTGTATTGAGAGGATACTTGAAATGAGTAAACTTAGTCAAGTATTTTCTAATATTTTTAAAGAGTTTTAGTTATTCTCTTGTGACAAAAATGAAAAAAATAAAATATTCGTCAAATGCCCATTCCTACAGGGTTTCAGCTTGTCAGACAATAATGACAATAATCGACAAAAATCTATTTGTTGACTTTTTTGTCTAAATATTGCGTTAAAACCTGGTCAACTATCTGTGCTACATCTTTATCGCCTAGTTCATCACTTAGCTGTGCAATGCAAAAACTTATAGTAGCCAAAGTTATATTTAGCTTATCTTCGCCCCTATAAACCATGCTTTCAAACATAGAATTTAATCTATGAATAAGTTCATGTAATGTTGGCTTACCTTGTTTGTCTTTTATTTCAACAATTTTTGGCATATCGCATGATAGCACGATATATCCGAGAAAAGAAACAAAGAGGCTATGTGATTATAGTAAACATAGGAGGTCATAACCTCTCTGCTTCTTAAATCTGTTAAGTCAGCGTATAACTATGAATATTACCAATAATGAGAGATTATACACTAACCTAACAAACTAACTTAAATTACTGATTCGTAATCTTTCTGGTATTACTACCGACCAATTACAGTCATCACAACAACGACCATCATTTATTGGTTCAGCGTTATTACCATGTTCCCATACAATATTACCATCTTTATCTTTCAATGGCTTTATGTATCCAGAACAGATACTACACTTAACTTTTTTTATTTCAGTAACTTTGGTCATAATGGACAATCCCGACTGTTATCTTCATCATAAAACATTAACAAGTCTGTTTCAGGATTAGTACAATCCATTCCGACATTTTCTTTGTAATACTTCTGATAAGCGTCTTTGATGCTATGTGTCTTTTTATTATTATAATCATCGACAGCCATCTCATATGACATTCTCATCATTGTATATAAACCATTAGTTTTTCCCATATCTTTACTCCATGTGAAACTATTTGTAGACATTATACATAAATTATTGTAATATACAAATCTACATATTTAAGGAGAGTATTTATATGTCAAACACAAAAGATGTTGATATTGGTAATATCATTGATGATGTTATCAGTTACACAAACCCAAAATCTAAAGAAGATTTAGAGCAAAGAATTGCAGAAGATAAAATTAATTATCTAGTCTGGCAAGTAGATGTTGCAGTCAAAGAATTGCAAGCAGAAGTAGACAAACTAAAACAATCAACTAAGGAGGTATCGTGAACTTACCAGAAGAATTACAGAAAATACCACACAAGCAGATAGGCGATGCGTTTTATTTTCCTAACATGGATAACCATACCTATCACAATGGCCCTGGCATATCTTCATCATTTATTAGAAGATTTAGTCAGAGTCAATTGCACGCACTACAAGAAGTTATAGAGCCAACACCAGCTATGAATTTTGGTTCGGCTGCTCATACATTGATTGTAGAGGGAGAGGGTGCTTTTTTTACAGACGTTGTAACTATCAAAGGCTCTCCATACACCAACTCAAACAAAGCACTCAAACAAGAAAGCATGGACAAAGGTTTGATTGTTATTAACGAGAAAGACCAAGATACCATATATAGCATGGAAAACAGTCTTGTATCGGAAGCGAGAGCTTATCTAAATCCAGATAAAGAGTATCCACAGGCTTTTGATTCACCGTACGAGGTATCTATATATTGGTTTGAACAGGATATTCTATGCAAAGCTAGAGCTGATGTAGTATTGAATCCATTTGACAAGCCACACGCAGAAAACGCCATAGTGCTTGTAGATTATAAAACAACGAGTGATTGCTCTGTCAGGGGGTTTACCAATTCGGTAAGAAGATACTCGTATGATTTACAAGCATCATGGTATAAGCGTGGTTTTGAAAAGGCAGGCTTTGTTGTGCATGACTTTGCGTTTGTTGCACAAGAAAAAAAGATGCCGTACGCTAGCAAAGTATTTAAAGTAAATCATACTGACATGGAGGTTGGTTGGAACTTTCTTAGCGACTACATAGATGAATACAACAAAGTATTCTGGCAAGGTAAACAAGAAGCTTCTATCTACAACAGTCCTAATGTTGTTGACTTAGATACAGGTAATTTTTATAGAGAGGAACAAAATGACAATAGAGATAGATAAACGAAGTGAATATTCTACATATATTAAAACAGGTAGCCTAACAATTTATGTTGAACATTCGCCTGGTTGTGCAGAGGATTATGTTTCTGTTTGGGAAAATAATTCTGCGGAGGATGAAAT